CATTGAGCTCGGGCGTGACGACGCCGCGGCGCAATACGCAAACCAACGAGCTCGAATATGTGACAAACGTCGACGGCCGGGAGCGCGTGATTTCTAAAAGCGATATGATTCATTGCCCGTTGCTCGGATTTGACGGGCTCAAAGGTTTTAATCCGATTACCCTGGCGCGGCAAATGCTGGGCGTGGCAAAGGCTACGGAAAAATTCGGGGCGAAGTTTTTCGGCAACGGCGCTTTTCCGAGTGGCATCCTGGCGCCCGACGCCGGAAGTGTGATTACTGACAAGCAAAAGGCCGATTTGAAAGAGTCATGGGAGCGCAATTACGGCGGCGACAATCAGCGGCGCGTGGCCGTTCTCACGGCGCCCTGGAAATGGCAGGCGCTCGGTATCTCTCCCGAGGATTCGCAGTTTCTCGGCACGCAACAATTCACGCGCTCGCAAATCGCCGGCCTGTTTGGAGTGGCGCCGCACAAGGTCGGCGACACTACGCGGCTATCGAATAACAACCACGAGCAGGAATCGCTCGCATTTGTGACCGATACGTTGCGGCCTTATTTGAACCGCATCGAGCAGGAGCTCGAGCGCAAATTGTTGCCGCGCTCGGGGCCGAATGCTTACACGCTGCAAATCGAATTCGACGTATCGGAACGGTTGCGCGGCGATTTTGTGACCACGCAAGAGGGCATGGCGTTGGGGCGTCAATGGGGATGGTTGAGCGCCAACGACGTGCGCCGAGGAATGAATTTGAATCCTATCGGCGCTGAGGGCGACGTATATCTCTCGCCGCTCAACATGATCGATGCGCGCAAGATTGACGAGCAGGGGGCGCCGGCGCCGGCGCCCGCGGCCGCCGGCCAGGCCGCGGCCGAGCTCGACTCGGAAGAGGGGCGCTTGCTTGGCCGGTATGCGGCGCAGCATGGCGCCGGTTTTGTGCGTGCGTTTCGCGCCGCCAATGGCGACGTGGAACGGTTGCGCGTCGGCCTGGGGAGCGTGGCCGCCGGCCTGGCCGATGCCGCGGCGCGTGAGCATCCGTTTATTTTCTGGCCGGATGAGACGCAAAAACGTATCGCCGGCGAAGGGCTCGAGGGGAGTTTACGGCGCGTGCGGCGTCAATCGGTAGGCAATCAATTTCGCTTGAGCGAGCAATTTTGCCGGGAGGAATTTCGCCGCCTAGTTCGCAGCATTCACATTCAAACCGCGCGCGAGGGCGCGGCCATTCAGGCCGAGCAAGAGGTGCGCGGAGAGGGAGACGTTTTGTTATGAGTACACGCGAGAGACGTTTTATTTCCGGCGCCGGCCTGCGCGCCGCCGAGGGCGCGACGCCCGGCATTCAGGGAGTGGCCGCGGTGTATTCGCAGCAGTACGATACCGGATGGTATGTCGAGAGCATTATGCCGGGCGCCTTTACGCGCGCCCTGGTCGAACAACAAGACGTGCGTTGCCTGTTCAACCACGACGTGAATCAAATTCTGGCGCGCACTAAAAATGGAACCTTGCGCCTGGTCGATTCAACCGCGGGCTTGAAATTCGAGGCCGATACGGATCCAACCACGAGCGTGGGGCGCGACGTGCCGGCCATGATTGGCCGCGGCGACATTGACGGTTGTTCGTTTTCATTCAACGTGCGTATGGCATCCTGGCGCGACGAGTACGATGCGAACGGCAATTACGTGCAGAGTTATCGCGAGATTGAGGACGTGGATTTGTTCGACGTCGGGCCGGTGACGTTTCCCGCCTATACGGCGACGAGCGTGGACGTAAAAGCGGCGCGCGCCGCCGTGGGCGAGCTTTGCGGCGAGGCGGTGCATGGGCTTTGGCCGGAAGGATTGCCGGCCGATGTGCGGCGCTACCTTGAGCGGCGCCAGGCGGGCCAGGGCAGCCCGGCGCCAGGCCGCCGCCGGCGCTCTTTAGGCCTGGTCGGGGGGCGCGCGAGCGCCGAGCCGGGGTATTGCACCTGCGATTGTGCCGAGTGCATGGCCGGTGATTGCGAGAATTGCTCGCACGTCGATTGCGATTGCATGGATTGCTTGTGTGATTCGGCGCAAGGCCTGGCGCGCGATCAACTACGCGCGCGGGCGCACATGGGCGCAGTGTAAAAGAAAAGTTTTGCCGGAAATTTCCCGTGCGCTCTCGCGGCGCCGCCTTCACTGGTTTGCGGCAAATTTCCATTCTCGATGCCGGCCTTTGCTTTTCAAACGGCGAGGGCGTTCTAGATTGACCGATAACGCGCGTGAGCGAGAAACGAGGTAACGAATGGGAATCAACGATTTGAAATTGAGGCGCGGGCAGCTTGGAACCGAGGCGCACGCATTACTCACGGCGCCTAAATGCTCGGCCGAGCAGCGGGCCAAGGCCGCGGCTATGCTCGACGAGGCCGACGGGCTTACTGTGCAGATTCAATTACTGGAACGGAGTGGCGCCTGGCAAGAGATGCCGCGGCCGGCGCGGCCGGCGCCCGGCGCCGACGACGAGGGTTTGTCTGATGAAGGGGTGGCGCGCGCGCGCGACTACCAGAACGCGTTCGAGGTTTACATGCGCGGCGGCGAGCGTGCCCTGCGCGAGAATGAACGCGCCTTACTCACGAGCGGGCAAAGGAAACTCGACAAAAATCCCATCCTGATTGGCGGCGAGAAACGGGATATCACCGTGGGCGGCACAGGAAACTATATCGTGCCGCAACAGTTCTACAACGAGCTCATTTCAGCCCAGAAATACATCGGCGCCCTGTTTGGCAACGTGCGGCACAAGACAACGCCAGGCAACGGCGCGCCCATGAAAATTGGCTACGAAAACGACACGGCCAACACGGTTGTGCTCGTGGCCGAGAATACGCCGGTGACCGAAAGCGATCCCCTGTTTTCAGGAATCATTCAGTCAACCGATACGCTCGCAACCATGATAAAAGTGAGCCGGCAAGAGCTCGCCGACGCCGGTTTCGATTTGCCGGCGCTCTTTCGCGATAGACTCGGCAAGCGCTTTTTGCGCGGGCTCGAAAATTTCATTGCCAACGGCGACACGGCAAACATCGCCGGCCTGATTACGGGGATTACAACCTTTGCCACAACCGCGGCGGCAACCGGGCCGGTCTATGCCGATTACGTGGCCTGCGAGACGTTGCTCGACGTGGCGTACGAGCCAACCGCGGCCTGGTACATGAACAAGGCGACGCGTAATTACACCATGGGCCTGCTCGATACACTCAATCGGCCGCTCTTTTTACCCAATCCACAAACTGGTATGCTCGATCAAATCCTGGGCTTTCCCATTCGTTTGACGGCCTATTTGCCAAACTCGACCACGGCGACGGCGCTCGGTATCGTGTTCGGCGATTTAGAAGAGGCCTATTTGCTGCGCGACGATGGCGAAATGACCATGCAGCGGCTCGACGAGCGGTACGCGGATCAGTTGATGGTTGGTTTCCTGGCCTACATGCGCGCCGGCGGCAACGTGACGGATCCCGGCACGCATCCTTGCGTGGGTCTAAAAACGCACGTTTAAAACGTGTTGCCAAGTGTGCGGCGCCGGCTCGGCAAAACTTTTTGGCGCCGCACGCTCTTTTCCGAGAGGATTCTTTACAATGCGCGTGATTGCCGTCGACAACTTTCAATGGCCGGGCATGATGCGGCCGGCGCGGCCTGGCGAAGTGCTCGAGCCGGCCGACGAGCTCGGAGGCGAGTGGATCCGGCTCGGCCTGGCGCGGCGCATGGACGAGCCAGGCGAGGAACAGGCAATTCGCGCGCCGGCCGAAAAGGCGATTCAAGAGCCGGAGGAAAAGCCGGCGCGCAAACCGCGCGACAACGCCGCGCGTTCGAAACGGTGACGCATGCTGAATGCATATCCGATTACCGAGGCCATTCTCGAGCCGGTGACGCTGGCGCTCGCCAAACAGCAATGTCGCATCGATGCGAGTTTTGGCGATGACGACCAATTGTTGCTTGTCTATATCGGGGCCGCGCGGCGCCTGGCCGAGAAAAAGGTGCAGGGCTCGTTTTTCAATCGCACCTGGCGGCGCACGATTGACAACTTTCCTCTGGCCGCGAACTACGACACCACGATTTCGCCGGCCGATAGGGCGGGGTGGCCGTTCGCGGCGCAGATTTGGAATCGCATTGTCATCGATTTGCCCGGCGGGCGCACGCGCAAAATCAATTCGCTTTCCTATCTCGACGGCAACGGCAACATGTTTACCGCGGATCCGAGCGTCTACCGGGCCGACCTGGCGAGTATTCCGGCGCGGCTCACGCCGGCCAAAACTTCTTTGTGCTGGCCGTGGCAAGGGCAATATTTACCGGGCTCGGTAGAAATTCTTTACGAGGTTGCAAACTATACCGCGGCCATTATCGGCGAGGCCTTTACTGCGCCCGCGGCCGCGGGGGGCACGTCGAACTATCAACTAAAAAAGTTATGGGCAACCGGGCTCGAGAGGTTGGTCGATGGAACCGGCGCCGCGGTGGCCGGCGCGTTGCTTCAAACGGATCCGGCGACGGGCACGAGTTCCCTGGTATTGCCTGGCGCCCTGGCCGGCCAGGCCTTGACGGTGGATTACGACGTCAAGAATGTGCCCGACGACATTACCAACGCTTTATTGATGCTGATTGCTCACTGGTACCGCAATCCCGAGGCGACCACGGACTTGACTTTAAAAACGGTGCCGATGGCGGTTGATTGCCTGCTCGAGGGGCACGTGATTACCTGGGGAGACTATCGCCCGTGCTGAGGTCCATAACCAATCCGTCTATCGGCGCCGGCGAGCTCGCGCACAAAATCGAAATTCAGCAACCGCAGACGGCGCCCGGCGATTCGTTTGGGCAATCGATCACGCCCGACACGTGGAATACGGTACTCACGGTGCGCGCGGCTATCGAGGAAGTGGCAAGCGGCGAGCGCAGCGAGGCCGGGCAATTAGTGAGCGAATCTTCGACCCGCATCACGATTCGATGGACGCCGACGTTTATCGGCGCCAATTTCCGCGTGCTCTGGGGCACGCGTGTTTTTGCCGTGCATGATGTAACGAATTTGTTCGAGCGCAATCGCGTGCTGATACTTTCCTGTAGCGAGGTGAATCAGCAGGCATGATGCAGGAAGGGCTCGCCGCCTTACTCGAGAACAATGCCGGCGTGCATGCCATCACGACGCGCGTCTTTGCCATTCAGGCGCCCGACCAGGGCGAGGTTTACCCTTGCCTGGTTTACAAGTGCGCCGGCGGCGAGGGCGCGGCGATTTTCGAGGATGGCGCCGGCATGATCCGGCAACGTGTCGAGATAACGGCATTCTCGACGAGCGCCGCCGAGGCCATGCGGCTGCGTTATGCGGCCACGGTGGCGCTCAAGCAGTGGAGAAAGCAACTATTGCCCGACGGCACGTTTATCGACACGTGCAATTTACTCGACCCTGGGACCGATTTCGAGCCGGGCATCACGCGCTATTTCTCTTGTATGTGCGAGGTTTACGTTTTTTTCACCATGCCAGTTTAAGAAGGGAGAGAAAAGACAATGGGAACAGTGACGCCAGAAGTAGGAGGGTACGCAGGAACGCTTGCGCAAACCGGCGCCGGAACAATTATCAGCATCGGAACGGCGCCCGGCACGGTCATCGGCGAGGCGTCCGATTTGCCGTTGAATCGTCCCAAGTGGGCGACGGCCAACGTCACCAATTTTCAATCAGGCAAAGACGCCGAATATATCGGCACGGTACGCGAGGGCGCAACCGTGAACGTCAAGGGAAATCGCGTCAGTGCCGATGCCGGCCAGGTTGCGGTGGAGACGGCCTATCAATCGGGACTGGCAACCACGTTTCTAGTAACTTTGCCCAAGACGAAACTGCAAACGTCGGCCGGCGACACGATTACCTTTTCGGCCATTGTGCAATCGTTCGATTTTTCAGTTTCGCCGACCAAGCAAGTCGAGTTCTCGATAGACTTGCAGGTTTCGGGCCCGTCGAACGTGACGCCTGGCACTTAAAAAAGCGAGGAAATCGATGAAGCATAGAAACATTGCCGGCACGATTGCCGATGCGACGTTGCCGAAAACGCCCATGGAGATTGACGGCAAAACGTACTACTTGTGCTTTACGCTGGGGGCGCTTTCGGAAGCGGAAACGTCGATCAACGTGGAGCTCGCGCGCCAGGGCTCGGAAGAACGCGTCAACTTACTCTATGCGTTGCCGGCCGGCAATCTGGCGAGTACGCGCGTGGTCTTTGCGGCCGCGGTGCGCACGTTTCAGCCCGAGCTCAGTTTCAAAGAGGCGTGCGACCTGCTCACGTTTGAGGATATTTACACGGTGGCCGTCAAGGTACGCGAGGCCTGGAATGAGGCGCGGGCCAAACCACATGAGGACGAAAGCGAAAACCCTACGCCGGCCGCGGCCGTCGCGTGAGCGTGCCGGCCTGGCTCGATTTATGGGCGTTCGCGCGGATCCGCATGGGGTTCTCAAAACGGGAATTCTTTGCGCTCACGCCGCGGGCGTTTTTCAAAATGCACGAGACGTGGCTCGAGCAGCAAAAAGACGCGCATCGCATGATTGCCCTGTTGCGCGTGGATCTAATCAATCACAGTTTGTATCGGCCGGCGAAACCGCTGGAGCTCGCCGACCTGATGCCAGGCGGCGCCCGGCCGGCGGCGGGGAGAAAACGTCGGCTCACCAAGAAATTTCGCGGCGAGATTGCCGACCGATTTCGGCAATTGTTCGCGACGCCGGCGACGAGGGATTAATATGGGCGGCTTTACGGCACAAGTGACAGGCCTGCGCGAGCTCGACCAAAAACTCGGCGAGCTCGGCGACAAAGAGGCTAAGCGCATTATTCATGCCGCGCTCAAAGAGGCGGGCTATGTTTTCGAGGCCGCGGTGCGGGCCAGGGCGCCGGTGCGTGCCGGCGGCGCGAGCGGCACGGCGGCGCCGCCGGGCGCGCTCAGAAACGATATTCGTTCCATTGTGACCAGAACCGAGGACGGGGGGCAATCGTTGCCGGCCGTGATTGTGTACCCTGGTCAATTCACCCGCCGCATTGCCAATTGGGTGGAATACGGGCATCGGCAAGTGCGCGGCGGCTATTCGAAAATCATGCCGG